TTTGCTGGTTCTTCTATTGCGCTGTTTAGTTTTTTGCTTTTTGGATTACTCATTGTTGCTCCCTTTGTCTAATAGAAATGGATCATAAAACCACTGGAGCATCTTATGATCTTCTTTTATTTTCTTCTCTTGCCAAATTTCGCTGCCTTTGTGTGTGTAAATTAGCGCGTCGTTTTCACCATTTATTGCTTGCACCAACGATGAGCCTATGCCCTGTCTACGGTAGGGAAACTTAACATAGATGTAGTGTAGGATGTTGTCTCCACCCCATAGGCTCCAACCATAAATCATCTCACGCACATCGGGATCACTTGCTACAATGCAATAGTTTTGTGGATCTTCCAGTAGCCTGTCTAAACGCTTGCGAGCACCACGGTTGTAAAGGTCAAGGCTTATTGCTCGCGCAAATGATGATTGTTGGAACGACCGCAGATAGGTGCTATAAAGGAACGCTTCATCTATGGACGGATCGTAGGGACGCATTGTCCACACGATTAGTTTAGAGTTGTTGGTTGTTTCCATAGGTCGGGATGCTTTTTACGGATTTCATTAAAAAAGATTATTGCTGCTGCTATGCGCTTTTCTAACACTGCAAGGCTTTTACCAAACTCAACATGTGCGTCCTGTAGTTTTAGATAAAAGGCACGAACATTTTCTTCTGTGCGGTCACTATCAAAGTAGGCTGTGGTGCTCCTACCATTGCGTGGATCTACACAGCGTAGTTGCACACCAAAGATTTTATCTTCTAACGCTTGTGCTTCGCCTTTTAGGCGGTCAATGTTAGCATTTAGATCTGCCCATCGTTTGCTGTGTAGCACATAGGTTTGGCGTGCTGTTTCCCAATTGTTGTTGCCCTTCACCTCCTTCTCAACATAAGGTTGTAGGATCTGGATAAGCATCTCAGGTTGGATTTCATCAGCCTCTTTTAGTTCTGGAGGACGACCATCGTTCCAAATGCGATTAACTTCTTCTATCTTTTCGGTCATTAGACGAGCAAGGTCACCTGTTTCTTTTAGGCTGTTTTTTGCTGCTGCGATGTCGCCTTTCATCTTGTTCCAGAATTCTTTTTTACTAATCTTTTCCATTTTAGACCACCTTCTTGTAGGTTTTGTTGTTTACAATCCCGCTGATTGTTATGCGGCTTACATTTAAATCTTCTGCTAACTCCATGATGCCTACGCCACCAGCCGACACCTTACGGATGTAGCGCACAAGGCTGTCTGGTAGGGGTTCTGCACGGGCTTTTCTTTCCTTGCCGCTTGCTTTAAAATCTGCTGCGTTGGCGGCGTAATCACCAATTTTTAAATGTGCAGGATTATAGCATGGAGGATTATTACATTTGTGTTGGACTTGCTCACGGGGGCTGAGATCTATTTGGTGAAACCACTCATAGAAAATTCTGTGGGTTTGACCTTTCTTTTGTAGAGCAGTTATTTTAGTGTGTCCGCACTCATTACCAACTGTGCCACGGAATTCCCAACAGCCACTCTCAGGATTGATTGTTGTTTTCTGGATTAATCTGCTAACAAAAGACCTTAGTAGTTCATGTTCTGGACTTACATTTAGGGAGACACTTACATTTTTTACTTTACCCATCTGCTTATTCTCCTCCAGTTTTTTACTGGATGTTAGTGGAGAAGAAGACGCATCTAACCACCATTTCTTCTTCTCATAATAAGTAGATGATTGTAGAGCCAAAAGAAAATCTTTTTTACTATTATTGCAATTTTCTTTTTCGGTTTTGTAATTTGCTGAGATCTTTACACTTTTCATTTTGCTTTTTATCTTTCTGTCTATCTGCTAATCTTACTTTTAAAACTATCTTACTGTTTAGATTACTTATGTTGTCTCAGCATCCCGCTGTGTCTTACATTATTTTATCTTATCTTTACTGCCTTACTGTTTCTTTTTCTTTATCTATCCAGAACTTTTAGTTGTTTAGACCACCCTGCCAAAAGAAAGAAATTATAATAAAGAAAGAAAAGGTATCCCTCCAGATAAAACAATAGCGATCCAACCAGCAGATGACCGCTGATTAGAGAAAATAAAAAGGCTGTTCTTCTACCACCATAGAAGTGAGAGTAGTGGTGGCTACTCTCACAGCCTTTATTTGCCTTGCCTTACACTTGCTGTGTCGTTCCTCAGATTTAGAAAGCCACTATGTGGACTTATTTCCTCGTCACCAGTAATCGTGTTTCCCTTTACCCGACATTGCTGCCTGTAATTACAAACCCCGATTGAGATGCTTCTTACAATCTCAGACACAAACCCTATTCTACACTAACATTATTAATTAGTTCACTCTTTTTTTTATTCCAAGAAAAAAATAAATCTTTTTCATTTTCTCAGACATAATTAGTTTGTGTATCGGATTATCTTAAAAAAAGATTTTAGTAAGTTTTATGTTCGCCATGTAAAAGAAAAAAGTGAGATGGTGATTGCCTATTGTATTCGTGATGCGCTTGGTGATTGGGTTGCTACAAACATCATCAGCGAGACAAACAATCTACACAAATTGCTATCCTATGTCAAGCGTTGTGAAGAACTTAATAAAAATGACTAAACATTTCCTTTTACCTGTGGTAGTATCTAATTATAAAAAAGGACGGAAACCTGCTAAGGCAGTTCGCCATAATCTGCCGTTCTCCCTGTCCTTTCTGCCCCGCCACCACGGGGCAGTTTTATTTTAACCATAAGGAGCAAGACAATGTGCAAAGGAATTTACAACATGCCCCGCAATTACAAACTAACACCAGAACAAGTTTTAGAAATCAAGATGGATGATCGTCGTCCTTATAGGTTAATTGCTGTTGACTATGGTGTTTCTATTGCTACTGTTTGGAGCATTATCAATGGAAAGAAATGGAAACACATGGGAGAAAATAGAAATGGAACAAACAATTAATCTACATAATGCCGACTGTTGGGAAACATTAAAAACTTTACCAGATGATAGTGTTCACACTATTATCACAGATCCACCCTACGACATTGGCTTTATGGGTAAAGATTGGGATAAAAACAGCCTTATCACTAATGTTGATTTCTGGAAAGAGTGCCTACGAGTTCTAAAGAGCGGTGGTTATTTGCTTTCTTTTGGTCATAGTCGCACCAGCCATAAGATGGCTACTGCTATTGAGAACGCTGGCTTCCAGATCCGTGACACGATTATGTGGATCTACGGCAGTGGTTTCCCTAAGTCACATAATGTTGGTGCTAAAGTTGATGGTTGGGATGGTTGGGGCACAGCACTAAAACCAGCACATGAACCAATCGTAATGGCTCGTAAACCATTAGAGGGCACTGTTGCTGATAATGTTCTTAAGCATGAGGTAGGTGCTCTAAACATTGATGCTACACGCATTGGTAATGAAGTTCTACCAGCCATTAGCACTAAAACAGAAACAACCGACATTGGTTGGGAAAAGGCTGGCTACACAACGGCTGAAAGAACTGGTCGTTGGGCATCAAATGTTATGTTTAATCATGCTGAAAATTGTGAACTTGTTGGTGAGAAAGAAGACATAAGACAAGGTGGAGAAAGAACAAAAACTTTTGGTAGTGAAGAAGAACCAGTATCTGGCGGTGAAGGAACTGGCGGCACAATGAAAGAAATAACAAAAATCCCTGTTTGGAAATGTGCTGATGGTTGTCCTGTAAAAGCGTTAGATGAACAAGCACCAAACAAAGGCAACCTATTCAAGAAAAAAAGAAATAAAGGCACAAGCGGCGGTAGTGGTGATAGTTGGACTAATGGCGGCAAGGCGGCTGGCGAGGACAATGGTTTCTATGACGCACCAAGTGGAGCAAGCAAGTTTTTTTATTGTTCCAAGGTAGGCAAGAAGGAACGCAATGCTGGTTTAGATGGAAAACCAGAAACCACAACTGATGATGGAAGAGAAAAGTCAATAGACAATCCATTTCAAAGAGGTCAAACACTACGAAAGAATAATCATCCAACCGTAAAACCAATTGCTGTAATGGAGTGGTTGATTAAACTTGTTAGCCGTGAAGGGCAAACTGTTCTTGATCCATTTATGGGAAGCGGCACAACTGGAATAGCAGCAAAGCGTTTAGGTCGCAACTTTATTGGCTGTGAGCGTGAAAAAGATTTTTATGAAATAGCAAGCGCAAGGATTGAGCACGGCTAATTACTTTATGGAACTACCACTTCCGTTAGGTGAGGAGAAGGAAGAAACGCCAGCAACCGTAGAGGAGGCTGGCGTTTTTATTTGCGACATAAGTGAAGACAGTCGCGAAGCCTTTGTTGTAAACCCTCAATAAAGCCACGCTAATGCCCCTACAAGCGACGATCTCCCTATTCAACGCAGAAACGCTTATCTTGACGGCACAGCAAATAACCAACGCGTTTATCAATTTTATTTAGAACTTCTTTTTGTTCACGCATTTGTTGTGCGAGTTCGTTATTCTGGATCTCTAAGCCATCAACTTTTTTTTGTAGATTACGGGTTTGCTCCGTGCCGTCACGCTCAATAGCGACAACTTTGTTTGATAGCAACGCTACTTGGTCACCCAATCGCGCAGCACTAACAGCCCCACCGCCAGCCATAAGCAGCATGGAAACAATAAACGGGACATTGCCCTTCATCCACTCAACCATGCCACTATCCTCTATTGTTGTAGTGTTAAGTTAATAAACACGCTACCAGTGGTGGTTGGGGTGCTGCCGCTGGTTGCTTCAAATGTTAGATACATCCATTTTGCTGAGAACGGGACTGTAGAACTTGTGGTTGGGCTATCAACGCCAATTTGTGCTTCGGGCACATCCATTGTAAAAAGAAGATTTGCTGGTGTGTAAGGTTGGCTATTTTTAATAGCACTACCAGTTGGCGAACCACCCCACCAAGGTAATGAAGCAACATAAACACTCGCAGTGCCTGCTATGCCGTCTGCCGCAATAGCCTGCATTTGGACTGTTTTGTAGGGCGAGACATCCCAAATGTCAGCCGCAACAGCAATAGAACCGCTTGGAACGCTACCACTTTCAAAGATTGGACTTGTTGATAGAAACATTTTTATTTTCCTCTTTTGTTAATTAGATTATTGCCCGAGAGATTGCCTACCTTCTTGCGCTTTTTTTGTAAACTTAGGAACAACAGTTGCTTTCTCGCCTTCTATTGCTCTACGATTTAGTTCTATTTGTTGCTGTTCTACTGGTGTTGCGCGATCCATGCCCATAAATGTTTTATAAATTTTCATTTTAGTTGGATCTATGACTTGTTTAGCCGCTAATGCTTTTGCGTATTCCTCAGTAAGGCTGCTTTGGATTTCTAATAGGGTAGCAGGATAAACGCTGCGTAGCACATCAATGCCTTCTGGAGCAACAAAGTTTTTTTCTTGTGCGTCTGCCATCACTAAATCTGGACGCAGTATGTAGCGGTTCTTGCGACCATAAGATGATAAATCTTGTGGTGAAGGTTTGCCTTGTGGTCCCTCTTTTGGTAGGTTATTTTTTAAGTAGCCTAATGCTAAAATTGTAGTTCTACCAGAAACATCTGCTAAGTTTTTATTGAACTCATCAAGACCAGCATTTTTACCAGCCAAGTAATCCGCAATTGCTTCTGGATTTACATTTTCTAATGCTGCTTTGTTTTGTCCATAAACTGTTTCATCGTTCTTTAAACTCATTGGATCTCTGCCACCAATAGTAGGTCTATCGTGGAAGAGTGTAATCTTTGTTGGTGTTGCGCGTTGTTTGCTAAAAATAGCAGTAGCAAAGCCATCAATAGCAGCACTCATGCGAATAGCGGTGTTATCAACAGTGTTTATTGTTTTTATAACGCCAGCAGGGTTTAGGACGGCAGCACCACCATAAGTTAGTGGCATTGCTGCTGCTGCTAATAGTGGATTGTTTGTTAGGGCACCGATACCAGCGCCACCGCCAAGGACACCAGCGATTTGTCCGAGTGGACCAAACTTACTTTCTAATGCTCCTGCTTCTATTCCTTTTCTACCAACCTCTGCGGCTCTGCCTTCTTGGAAACCAATGATTGCCGCTTCTGGTGTAGCAAAATCAAAAGGTAATGGGATTGGTGGAACAACTTCGCCTAATCTTCCAGTTGGAGATGATAATGCTTGTTCCATAACATAAGCATTGCGTAGTAATCTTGCGGGCATCTTAGTAGCGTCTAAGGCAACTGCCCCGCCCGCCGCTGCCGTATTACGCACAGCATCAATTGTGTCTGCTAAATTTTCATGAAGCGAACGAAAAGCCTCAAACTCTGCTGGTAAATCATTTGTTGTTGTTGACGCATAATGTGCTGCTAATTTATCAGGATCAAAAACAAATCTTTCGCGTCTGGCTGTTCCAACATTTTTCATAAATTTAGTTCTTAAATTAATAGCAGCCTGAGTTGTTCTTCTACGAAAACTATCAGCCATTTGTTGAGCGCCGCGTGCTGCGTCGGCATCTGTTAAACCTCTTAGTAATAATTCTTGACGCTTTAATTCATAAAGGTCACCAATAAGGTTCATGGGTTCGTTAGCATCTGCGCTTCTTGCGAATGCTTGGTATTCGTTATCTAATGCTTCGGCTAATTTTTTTGTGCTACTGGTGATTGTTTTAGCACCACCCCTTGCGGCTCCACTGCCACCCCTTGCGGCTTCACTGGCTACTTCTGCTTGACGCATAACATCAAGAATTTCTTGCTTGGTTGCATCGCCAGCAAGAGAACCAAGCGTTGGAACACCAACAACTGGTGTTTCACGGGCTAAAAAGCGTAATGCCTTATTTGTTGCTGCCATAGCACCTTTGATGCCCATTGCTGCCGTGTCTATGGTTGGTGGTAAAAGAGCACTTATCGCAGCCGACTCCGCTGCTTTAAAACCAGCATTTGCGAGTGTTCCACCAATAAATTCGCCAGTGTTAACAGCGCCTTCGTATTCGGCAGAGGCATCCATAGAAACTCTTTTTGCTTCATCTGTAAGACCAGAAACAGCACCTGCTAATCCCGCAATTGGCGCAGCACCCAATCCCATGCGTAGCAGAGTGATAACACGGTCGCTATAACCTTGTGTTTTTAATTTTTGTTCTATTGTTTTTTGTGCTAATTCGCTTTCTAAAACTTTTGCTGTTTTTTGAAAAGCACCTTTCTCAACAACTTTACCAGTGCGAACAGCACCCTCTACTGTTGCTTTGATAACATTTTTTTCTGCTTGTGTAAGTGCTGCCTTTGCGCCAGCGTTTGCGATTGTGTTAGCAACTAAATCTGTTTTGCCGATAGCGGTTCCTGCACCAGATAAAATCTTTGGAACCGTTTCTAAACCTAACTTGCCTAAAACTTTACCTAAACCCTTGATTGCTAAACCAACACCCGCTGGACCAATCAAACCTAATGCTTTACCAGCGGTTGCCGCAACTGGATTTTCTTCTTCGCGTCTTGCTTGATTTTGATAAGTTTCGCCAGTGACATCTTCTAAAAAGTTTGTAGCACCAAAGGTCTGCATCCCAAGATAGTTTTCTAAAAAAGTAGTAGCAAATTCTCCTGCGACAGTTTGTGGATAGCCGCTCGCAGTTCGTTTATCATTAAATTTTAATGCTTCGTTTACAAACTTGTATTCTTTTTGTGCTTGTCGGACAGCCTCTTCTGGCTTCTTGCCTTCACCAACAAAACGATCACGCATCGCAGGATCATAAGGCGCTAATGCCTCTACTGTTTCGCCAGTGCTCTTTTTCTCTGCTCCAACAATGTCCTGTAAAAGTGGTTGCCTTGGTTCTTCACCAAGACGAATTTGTTGCTTTGCTACCTCAATGTCAGCATCATCTTCTATTGGATTATAACCTTGATTATAAGTTGCTTCCGCTTCGGCTTCTGGAACATAAAATGGTGTCCCATCGCCACTACGAAAATAAACTACATTGTTTGCTTTATCTGCCATGCTTTTCTCCTACGGAGCAGAACTTGATTTAAATTTAGGTGGTTTGGCTGGCGCTGATGGTCTTCCACCCGCCGCTCCCCCTGCTCCGCTTGGAATTACTCGCGGTGGGATTGGGATAGGCTGTGGCATCGCTGGTGCCGCAGGCACTGGCGTTGGGGTAAATGCTGGTGCCGTTGGGAGTGTTCCCGCTGGTGATGGTGTGTAATCTGTCTTAGCCAAGTATTGTTCACGATTATTTCTAATTGCTTGTTCTAAGAAAGTTTTAAACTTTATGACCGCTGCTTGTTTTGTAGACGCCAGTTCATAAGTTGTAAGATCTGGTATCATTAGTGATAGCGTGTCCACATCGCTTTTTTGAACTACACCTAACTCAAACAGTTGTGCGAGTTGGTAGAGTAATTGTAATTGAACTGTTTGGGCACCCTTGTATTCTGATGGCGAAGCAGTTGAACTCCAACCAGCAAAACCAGTTGGTCCAGTTGAAGCCTTGATTTGTCCCTCTAAATCGGTTAGTAGAGGCACGATTGTTTTATTTACAAGTTGTGCGCCTTCAAGTGCTGTTTTACCTTTTGGACTATTTGCTGCTTGGAAATAACCAGTTGGTCTGCCTTGATCGTCAAAGACAGGCACCATGTATTCATCACGAACTTTCTTTGGAACATCATTTAGTTGTAGTGCTGTTAATGGTTGACCTGCCATAAATCTTTGTGTTGTTTCATTTGTTTGCTTACCAATTTGTTCGCGGATTGCTTGATCGCGTAAACGATTTTCTCTTTGATAGGCAAGAAAGATTTTATCCGCAGCATAGGGATCACTCTTTGCTAAACGGGCTTCTTTACTGGAATTAAATTCTAATTTAGCAAGTTCTACTATTTGGTCTACACTCATGCCCTCTAACTTATTTTGTAGTAGGACTTCTTTAAAGTTTAGATCTGCGTCCTTCTTAGCAAAATCAAGTTCTGTTTTTAGAGCATCTTGACGCAACTTATTTACAGTAATTCTACCTTGTTGTTGAGTAAGTGGATCTTGTAATGGGCGTAATGCTTGCTCTAATTTTGTAGCATAAATTTCTTTTAGTGTTGCTTTAGCAAGATTATAGGCTTGATCTACTTCATTGCCTTCTTGGATGTATTGACCTAATAAGTTTTGTTTTTTTGATAGTTCGTTTCTTTGGCGTTGTAAATCTTTTTCTACAATGTTATTAATCATTGCTTCGCCACGACCACCAAGACCAGCGATAACAGCAAGAATTTGGTATTCTAATTTTTCACCTTCACTTAGTGATGAGAAAAATCTTCTTGGATCTTCTTTAAAGTTTGCTATGTCGTTGCGTAGTGCTTCACGCTTTTGTCCTAACACTCTGCTACGCATAACAGCATTTTGTGCTTTGCGTTCTAAGATTTGTGCTTCTTGATCGGCAATTCTTGTGCGTGCTTCGGTAGCAGCAAGTTCTAACTTTGTTTTAAACTCTTGTTCTTTTACTGCTTCATCAGCAAGAACGCGTAATTGTTCTTGACGCTTTTCATCATCACTGCGTAAATCTAATGTGCGCGTTTGATAAACTTTAAGAGCATAGTTTTTTGCTAATGCTTTTGCTTCTTCATCACTCGCACCGTTCTTTTTCATAACACGGAAAAAACCAACATACTCTGGTGATTGTAGTAAGTCACCTTCTGGAATTTGTGGTTCGCCAACCTGTGGTTTTACTGGAAGAACGGCATCTGCTTTTGCTTGGGCTGCATCCGCTGAGATTGGTTGTGGCATGCCCGCAGCAGGAACTTTGGCAGTCACTTCGCCAACAGCACCCCTTTCAGCAGGGGCAACAGCCTTGCCCTTCACTTGTGGTGCGGGAGTTGGTGCGCCACTTGGGACAACCGCTTGAACACGCTCCATAGAGGGTGTGACACGATAGTTGATTGGTTCACCGCTACGATCTAATTGACGAACAATAATTTCTGCTTCTTCTGGCGTTGCGCCTTGCGTTAGGGCATCCTTAAAAGCATCGCTTGTAATGCGTCTATAAGAGCGTTCATCAGCAAGGGCACGACCAACAAAGCGAGCGGCAACATCGGCGGCAACACCAGCATCAATCATGTCTAAGCGGGCTGCTTCTACTGTTTTTTTCTTTTCATCAAAAGCACGCATCTCACGAAAGTTTGTTTCTACTGCCGCCACATCACCTTCTTCACTTTGAACTGGTTCTTCACCCGCTGCCGATAATGCAGGAGCAACTGGTTGGGCATCAATAATCTCAGGATTACGATTGCTTAATCTACCAAAAATTCTTGGAGCGGCTGGTGTTGGTTCTTTTACAGCCGCTATTGCTTCGGCTGCTTGTGGAGTTGGAGTTGGGGCAACCGCTGGTTCTTCGGGCGGTAGTGGAGGAGGTGGAAGTGATGCCTCATCTTTTAATGCTTTTAGTTTCTTTTTTTGATCCTCTGATAGTGTGGTGCCTTGTGCTTCCAGATTTTCATAATAGGTTATTTTTTCAGTTGTTGTAAAATCTTCTGGCGGATCTTCAATAACTCCACCGCTTCCATCTTGGAAAAATTGTGGTTCGGCTTCTACTTCGCCCCCTTCACTCCAAGTGGCGCGACTATAAGCACGGAAATGAGGATTATCTTTTAATGATTTAGCATGACGAGCATAGTAGGCTTTTTTAGCCTCTGGATTGTTTGGACGATTTTTTAGGTTAGGATCACCAAAGTATTTTACGCTACCATCTGGACCAATAACTTTATGTGTTTTGCCCTTGCGTTCACTTGTGCGAATAACTTTATAACCACCACCATCAGCCATAAATGTTGTGCTTGGAATAACACCATCATTTAAATCTGAGAATTGTGATGTTTCTTTTTCTTGATCTGCGTAATCTACATAGCCACCCATTTCATAGTTTTTAGCACGCTTGCGGATGCTTTCCATTTTATCTGGAGAAAGCGATCCCTTAGCAACACGAAATGGTTGTTCTTCACCATCATAGATAATGTCAAAAAAATCTTTATGCTCTACGGCAGAAAATCCCTTCATTTAGAATTCTCCTATTTCTTCTTTGATTTTAATTTTGCTTCTAACTCGGCTATGCGTTTTTCTAATTCTAACACATAAGCCATAGGACTTTCCCCTGAGAGGGCAACTTTCTTTGCTTCTTTTGGAGATTTATTTTTTTCTAATGCGGCAATAAATGCGGCACTGCGACCAGCAGGATCACTGCTTTTCATAATGCTGCGTGGAATAACCGCTTCGCCTTCACTTAACATAGCAGGGATAACATCATTTTTTCTATTATCAAGGCGTGCTAATTTCATTTCGCCGCCATCTGCTTTGCCTTCTTTTTCTCTCGCCATAGCAGTTGCGTAGGCAACGCTTTCTGCTTCTTTACCATAACGCTTGCGGAAGTCACCTTTTTTTAGCAGTTCTTTCGCCATCTTGTGAGCAGCAGTAATCTTGCTCTTAGGCATTTTACCGCCATCCGCCATTGCTAAATCTTGTGGCATGCGTCCACCATCAAAACCCGCGCCAGCCCCTTTTGCCGCACCCGCACCGCTTGCAGCGCCCGCTGCCGTCTCTGCGATTTTAAAAATGTTGCCTTCTGTGTAAGGTTGATTAGCACTTACTTGTATTCTTTGACGATCTAATTCTGCTGCTTGATTTAGGCGTGCTCTTTCTAAATCACGGGCAGTTGCCTCAAACGCGCCCTTGCGTTCTTCTACCTCTTGACCACGAACACCAGCCAATAGGGAGGCAAGTGCTGTTTGAGCATCCTGTTGTTCTTTTGCACGAAGTAGAGCGCCTTCACGGGCAGCGGATTGTTGCATCCGCGCACCTGCTTGTGTTATCAATCTGCGTTGTAAATCTGGTGATAAACCACGGGTGCCTGATAAACCACCAGCAATGCGGCGTTGATTATCCTCAAGTGTTTTTTGTAATTGTAGTTCTGCGAGGCTTTGTCCTTCACCACGCACTCTTGCGCCTAAAATGTCGGCTAAACCCATTTGGCGACCACGGATGTCACCAATGCCACTCATAGCCGCTTTTAGGGCTGCTTCCGCATCATAACCACGAATAGCACCTACATCACCACGAATAAATGGCGCAGTAGCCTGCATCCGCTCTATTCCAAATAGATAATCGGCAAGATTATCACCACTTGGATCAACTGGAGGTCCACCAGTTAAACCAGCCGATGCTCTATCAGCCGCCATTTGATTATAAAATGCTCGCATTTGTTCATTATAATCAGCATTTTCCTGCATTTCTCTTTGTTCTTGTTCTGAAACGCCAAATGGAAACGCTAAACCTAATTTGCTTGATAAACTATCACCATTAGCCATGTGTTTTACCTCTACCCTTTAAATAGTGCTGAAAGAGCGATAATGAAAGAAAAACTTTATTAGCCAGCCAACTTTGTGTCTGGTAAACGATTGCCTTTCTTTTGGATGCCGTATTCTAAGCGTAAATTGCTTATTTCTAAACCAGCACCAAATGATCCGCTAACATCTGGTAAATCTCTAAATGTTATTCTGGAACTCATACATTTTTGTCTTGCTGGATTGATTTGGTATTGATAGATGTCGTAGTTGCCACCATAAACGCTACCGCTTGGATAACCGTAAACATCTTCTCCATAAAGTGGTGGAGTTGTTGGGTTTACTGTTATTTCTTGTTCGTAAGCATCGTTATAATCATAGGCTATTTTTACTGATAAGCGATGTGGAGATAACCACTTGCCTAATAGATAACATTTCCACCATCGTTGGAAACCTTGGATACCAGCAAAGTTTAACCAAGTTGTTGTTATTTTTAGATGGATGTTTGAATTATCATCTTTAAACACACCATCAGTTTGCTTCATTGCTAAACCGTTGCTACGAATAAGTGTGTGTTTATCTTGCCAAATAACGCTGTCTTGTGCGCTTAGATTTGTAAAGATGCTCCAAGCACCAACGAAATAATCATAAACAAGGCATTTATCATTTTCTAATGTAAAACGAACTTGATTGCGATCTTCTAATAACACAGCACTGGTTATTTCGTATTGGTTCCAATCTTCTACAGGCGCACCAATGTAAGACACTTGTAAGCCACGACCAAGCATGTAAATGCCTTTCTTGGACTTAAAGAATAAACCTTCTGGCGTCACAACAATTGATCGCGTGTTTACACAACCAGCATCGGTTGTAATAAGGATGCTGTCCCCAAAGTCACCATTTTCACCGTTATTATCTGGACCTTGACCGCTAATGTAGCGGATGCTTGTTTCTTTAAAGATTATTAGTTTATCATCAAGTGAAGCAAGTCCAGTGACGGGACCACCCGTTGGATCAATGTTTATGCGTTGTGCTTTATTAAACTCAACTGGAACGCCTACAGAAACTTCTTTGCTTGGATAAATAACAAGTGGATTGACGCTATCCAGAACAAATAGCCTATTACGATGAACGGTCATAGCACCAACGGCAGGGGCTTGATCGGCTTCTAATTCACCACCGTCTGTGTAAAGCGGCACGCCATCTATTAAAGCACTATCCGTTGTGTTATCTGTAATAAGCATTTGGACTGTTGCTTGTGGACCAGTTGCTTTATTGATGTTAGCGTTTGTTATTGGTAGCCTGTAAAATAATTCACCGTTTAGTTCTGTGCGATAAACAGCAACAATAACAGGACTACGACCGTCTTCATTTGTTTTTTGTGTTAGCACTAATGGTAAAATGTTTAGTTGTGTTGTGCTACCGCTAACACCAATTGGTTGTGCTACTAATCTTGTTTTTACTTCGCTTGGTGGTGAACGGGTTAGATTGCCTTGTTGGTCTATCCACTCATAAACAGCAGCATACTGGTAGGAGCCTGTGCCGCTACCACTTGTTGCTGTGATTTGGATTATTTCTGGTTTGTAATTAAAACCATTTTCTACAAATGAAACGCCATCATACTGATAAAGTATACCGCTACCAAGCATAAGGTTATCGCTTATTTGAGCGTTAGAATAACTTTTAATAGGCTCAAAGAAATCAAACCTTATTGAACTAACACCCGTAATGTCTTTGCCGTTTATTTGACCGAAGTTATTTTTTTCTATTAATGATAAATCCCACTCACTTTCGCTTATGCGATTTGTTTTTGGTGTCCAGAAATAATAAGGAGTTGTAGCAAACTGAAAATAAGCACCACCTGCTTTTTCATCCGCCCATTTACCAAATGTTTGTGCATCTTCATCTGTTAGATAAAATGAAACAATAGATGTGTCTGCACTATAACCTGAAACAACAGGTAAATAACTGCGACCACCATAAGCAAAAGCACTACCTGCTATTGATGTAAAAGTTTTATCATAAGCGAATTCATTGTTTGGATTGTATTGATTAATGTTAAATGCTTGATTATGATTTGATAAACCAAATGGTCCTATGCCACCAACAGAAGCGTTTGTTAGATTAACTCTGCGTGTGTAAGGAGCAAACGAATAAGTTGTAAAATAAATGTCTAAATCAAGTTGCGTAGAACTTTTGCTAACACCAGTAAGTAAAACTGGAAGTTCTGGAAAAAAACCAGTTTGTTCTTCGTTATAAATCTGGCTCCACCAAACGATAACTTGGTCATCATTAGCATCAAGGATTAGTGGATCAAAGATGCGAACATAGATTGGTCCATCTTCACCGCTAACAAAAACAGGGGCATCGTAATAATCATCTTTAAAGATTGTTAGATAACGCGCACCTTCTGTTAGAGTTGTTTGTGCTGTTGCGTTGCCTTGTGGAGATGAATACATCCTTATTGTTGCTTTTGTTGGTGTCTCACGATTATTAAAAATCATGTAAAGTTTTTCACCACCAGTGGCAGTCGTCATAGTGTAGACATAAAAAGCAGGCACGCTTAGATCTAAACCGTTTTCATCAGCACTATCTGCTGTGATTGGGCTAAATGTTATTGTGCTTTTTAATGAACCTAATGGTAGGACACCACGAAAGATTTGTGTGGCATCGCTATCGTAATAAAAAATACAAAATGTGTTTTTAAAAGCAACAACTTTTGGAGCAAGAGCAAATTCATTTGCTACAAGCGTTGGGGCAACAACTGTTTGCCCTGTGGTTGTATCCAGAACCGTGTAATAAAGCGCATCATCTCCATTTGCGTCTTGTCTTACGAAAACATAACACTCAACGCCATTTGGATGGATTGCGCTATCATTAGCATAATCTCTATTTGTAGAGTTGGTGACATTTTTTCCTGTTAGATAGGCTGAGACAAAGTTGCCTTTATCGTTCCATTTATCGGTGCCATCAACAAAAGAATAAGCGGTTGTTTCATCAAACGCAATAAGTTCTTCTTGGTAGTTAGCAATTGCTTGACCGTTGGTGATAAGTCCGCCACCAATCTTTGTTCTTGGTAAACCAACATAACCATTGCGTTTATTTATTCTTCCTGCTTTTAGGAACTCAACATTTTCAGCGTTTAGCAGTTTACCAATTGGCGTTTGTCTACTATCGGTCTTAGTATCCACGCCTTTTAGCAGAGGAATTTCTAAGTATTGTGGTTGTAAAGCCATAAAATGCCTCTCCTATTAGAGTTCGTAAGCAACAAGCCAAACATTTGATAACGCAACGCTGGTTGCGGACACTTGATCGTATTGTAATTTTATAGTGTGACTACCTGCGCTAACACCAAGTAAAAGTTGATGAAGAGGATAATAAAAACTATTTGTGCCGCTACCAGCAAAAGTGTATGCTGTGTAAGGCACACCATCAACTACAACTCGGATTTGCATAAAGGTTGATGGTGATGCGGGACCAACTTTTGTAAAAACCATAGCAGAAGATGGAAACGCAGGACCAGCATTTGGATTGCTTTGTATAGAAAGAAAAACAGGGCGACCAGCAATGCTTGTAAATGAAAAAGATGAGTTTGGCACATCAAGCCAACCACCAGTTAAACCGCTTATTGTTGGAATTTGATGAGTTGATTGACCTACCGCAGCCATGTTATTGCGTGTAATGCCGTTTGTTGTTAGGATTGAAGTCCCAATTGTTCCATTTAATGCAAGCGTCATAAACGCTGGCGTTGATGGAGTTTGGGATGGTAGCGTTAAATCGTATGATGCTGGTAAACCTTGAGGTGCTTTTATTGTAATGCCCGTTGCTGGTGCGGTGTCTGCGCTGCTACGGATTTTATGATCACCAGTATCCATAATCGCATAATCTGTTGAACTTTTCTTAAATGTGTAGGTGTCGTTAGCATAACCAACTTGGGCTGTGCCGTTAGGCAAACCGTTAATGCCACCAAATGAGGTTGCGGCTAAACTGCCACCCGCTGTAATAGGCACTTGGTCGCCATCACCGCTATTATAATAAAGATCGCCATTGACCTCATAAAGACAACCAACATCATCCTGAGAACCAATAGCAGATGCTTGGTCTTGTAAACGCACGCTGCGAACACTTGTAAGATTATTTTCTTGTAGGTCTACATCACTATTAAGATTTAACGCAGCAGGAGTAATCTGCACACCTTTATTTGTAGTGTGATCGTGTTCTGCTATGTTATCTGTTAGGATGTCGTTAATTTGTTCTGCCCACGCTGGTCCTTCTGTGACCTCTGGTGTTGGCGGGGTGATGTTCATGGGATTATTAGGCATTTTTTTTCCTCTATTTAATTAGATTTGCTGCGGGCATTAGACCTGCGAAACGCTTAAAATAACGCTTGGAACTTCTGGTCGGTCTGGACTGCTGGCGCTTGGATAGGTAATCAACTCAACATCGGTGTCGCTTGTTCGCCACATTATTTCAGCATAACTTCCACTTGGAAATGTTCTCACCCAATTCCACGCTGCTACGCTGCTTGCGTTATTGCCTTGGATGAAAACTTCTGTGTTGCTGCGTGGAACATTACTTCCGCTTTCACGCAACCAAATGTCTATTTCAGCAGACGAAGCGTTTGTTTTTGTTATTTGTGAGGAGAACTGGATGTTGTAGGTTCCATCATAAGCAAATGTTATGCGACTTCCGCTTACAATAGAAATTCCTATGGCTTCCTCTGTTGTATCAAAAGTCATAGGATAGGCAGCGGTGGTTGCGCTTGCTGTTTGTGTTGTTAGGTCGCAAGCAGCAAGATAAGGTCTAACTATGCGGTTGCCCCAACCAATAAAGTTGCTGCTGCTTATCTCGCTGCCCGTTATTGCGGGTGAGATAATGTTGCTGCTTGCGGTTATTACGCTGGCTGTTAGGTTAGTAAAATAACCATTATCATAAGTTAGGCTGCTGCCGCTTATGTTAGAACCTGTTAGTGTAGTAAAGTTTCCATTACCATAAGTTAGGTTGCTGCCGCTTGCGTTAGAAGCAGTGAGGTTAGTTATTGTGCCGTTTGTGTAGGTAAGGTTTGTGCCGCCAAGTGTAGTTATTTGTCCGTTGCTTGCTGTTAGTTGGTTGCCTATTAGTTGGCTTGCGCTTACAGCACTACTGGCTGTTAGGCTTGTAATAGAAACATTTTGGTTTAGTGAGAACTGACGAGCGCAATTATCCACAACAAGAGTAGCCACGCCAGCATAATTGCCAAAAGAAGCCGTTGCTGGTGTGTATGATGCTGTGTAAAGGGCAACATCACTAAAACGCATTTCATCATAAAAACCTTCGGCACTACCAAAGAACGGAGCCATGTCGCTGGTGTAGCCAAGAATAAGCGTGTTTGCTCCGCTTCCCAAGTTTAGTAGCGGAGTTGTGTAAACAAGTGTGCCATCAACAAATAAACGAATAGTGCTGCCGCTACGGCAAATAGCAATAGCCTGCCACACACCAGCAGTTAGAAAAACGCCAGTAGCAACCGCCCCGCCAGTTAAACCAAAATGTAATTCTCCTAAATACATCCATAGCGATAAGTTAGGGGAGGTTGGACCTGCTATTTGTGCTAAACCTTGAAAGCCAAAAGTTGTTGTGTAGGTGGGTTTTACCCAAAACTCAAATGTAAAATCACCAGTAAGCCCATCAGCATTTTGAAAGTAAGGCGTTCCTAACGCACCAGTTGCGGCAAGCGTTTGAACTTGTAAACCATTGTTGCCACCAACATTGCCGATAGAACCCATAGAACCGCTGCCAAACTTGCTTTGTGTGCCATCAAAGCCAATGCCAACACCTGTGTAATAACCTATGCCACCATAAACACCAACCATCCCGCTATCATTTGTAAATGTTGGAGCACTATCAAAATGTCCAAGGACTATTGTGTTTGGGTTGCCGCCAACAATAACAATTTGCTGTGGGATCTGGATTGTTAGGTTGCTGCTGCCTGTTGCTGTAAATTCACAAGGGGCACTTGAAGAAATAATAAGTGTGTCGCTGCCGCTTGTTTCTGTGTGAATACAGCAACCTTCTGCGATAATGTTAAATGTGCTACCACTAATGCTGCCTGTTTGTGCTATTAGTTCTATTGATTGTGGCGGTGGTGGCGATTGGATAATTGTTATTGTGTCTGTAAACGCATTGCTTGCAAATGTAATGCCACCAGCACCTTCTAAATTAAATCTATTGCTTGTGACGGCAGCAGCACCCTGTGGATCAATTGTTATTGGGGCACCGCTTGTCTCAATAGAATTTACAGCATCAATTATTTCGCTTTGTGTGTTATTAAGATTATCAATAATGTTATCTAATGCTCTGTTTATTGTAGGAGCATCAACATTAGTTTTATCAAAGCGTATTTTTCCTATGCGTTTATTGCGGATTGGCATGTGCTGCTCCTATTTTTACCAACCCCAACGACCATAGTTAGAACCCCATCCAGTAGCATCGTGAACGGTTCCATCAGCATAAACATCGCTAACAGTTTGTGGAATACCAGCATCACGGTTTTGACTTTCAGCGGTTATTCTACGAACAAGATCGCTTTTTTGTTTTACAAAGCCATCATACTCGGTTTCTTCTTTTTGTTTACATTTGATACAAACATCAACAATAACATACTCTAACCAACCGCTAATGCTATCATTTACAGAAATTTCGTCTGTTAGGGCAACAAGTTGTGGAGCGTCTGGATAATACCAAACTCTTAGCGTCACGCCACCTGTTGCGGCGGGTGTTAACACTATTTGACGATTACGCACACGATAACGATAGTTTGTAAAATTGCCGCTTGCTTGTCCTTGAACGCTTAGAGCAGAAGCACGATTACGCTCATTAAAATTAAAAGGTTGTAGGGTTAGATACTTGCCGCCAACCTGTAAATCAACACCAGCGATTTTTAAGCAATCTTCTGGAAGAGAACCGCTCATAACTTCGGCACCAGCATTTACATTTACGGTTGTGTTATCTAAAAAATAATCACCACCCCATGAGTTGATAAGCAAACCATGTAGTTCTTTTAGTGAATAATTTATGTAAGAAGTCATCTCGGTATCTGTGATGAATTCGCTATTATTTAAATCGGATCTATTACGAACCTCTAAGATTATGTCGGCTAAGGTGTAGGTCATGCTATCTCCTCTGTAAAAAGGGGCTGGCTGATCGCTCAACCAGCCCCCATTATTCTATTGGCGGTGGATTACAGTTTGCCTTCGCGTTTCTTTTTCATGTAAACATTTGACCACAAACCACGCTTTGTTTCTTTGCCTTCTTTTGTGATGTAGGTGTCGGGATCACCTTTTTTTAATTTTCCACCTTGCGCCATCATGCCTTCCCGCTTCATTTCCATTTCGTCTTCGCTTACCATGCCGCCTTCCGCATAGCCACACGCTGACATAAAGTTTTCTAACGCACCAGCAAAGGCTTCTTTATCGCCGCTTTTTAGTGCGGACATGACCTCTTCGGCTGCTGCCAGTTTGGCTTCCTTACTGGCGTCCATGTCCATCTCACTTTCTTCTTCTTCTCCAACATCTTCTGACATGCCCTCTTCTTCTTGTTCTTTTGGACCTTTTAGTTTAGCAAGGATGCCAATCATGACGCCTTTTTTGCCTTTGCCGCCATCAGCCATCTTTGCCATCCCACCGCCCATCATTTTTTTATCATACATTTTTATGTCTCCACTTCTTCGGTTAGTTTAACATCAACCCAATAAGTTTGTGCTGTTCCCGCAGCATTTAAGTCATTTGATAAAATAAAATACTGGCTTGTGCCACGGAGAACCATTGCTTGACCGCCATCATCACCAAATGTCCACACTTTGGTTTGTAGTGAACCGCTTGCAGCATCTGTAAAGTTTCCAATGTAAATTGGACCTTTGCTTTGAACACCAGCGGCAGTTGGTTCGCTTGTTGCCACGCCGCTAATTGTGTAAACTTTTGCGGTTGGTGCTTGGGCTGCTTCATGGCTTACAGGATCGGTCACTTCAGTCCAAGTTGCGCTACCAGTTGTGCCCGTTGCACTTGCTCTAAAATTCTTATAAAGAGTAAAAGCAGGAGGATCGCTGCTGTAGCCTGTTAGTTTTATTTCTCTTAGACGCACTGTTTTAGTAGCAGAGCCTTGGATAGCAACATAAGCGCCCTGTAGCGTTGTTAAAACAGCGTTAGTTGTGTAAGAGAAAGTGCTAACATTTGTGTCAGGTGAACTATTAAATGTGAAGGAGCCATCTGTTCCCAAATGACCATTAACAGTTTTTAGTTGCGCCTGTCCGTCTCTAAAATTAATTTCTGGAACAGCCATAGATTAATCTCCAATCGTAATAGTTGTGCTTGCCTCTACGCTACCAGTTAAGCCAGCAATAATGTTTGGCGACCACTTAGCACGGATAACACTCTTTTGACCTGTGGTGCCTACTACTGAGACAACACCGTTTGCTGAAACAGAGGCAACGCTTGTGTCGCCTGAAACCCAAGTAATGCCTTGGGCGCTTGACGAAACAACAGCAACTTCACCGCTGCTTTTAACAGTGCGAACTTTTAATTGCGCTGCTTGATTTGGTGAAGCATTTAGTGAACTGGATGGGATTGTAATGTTCCTTGGGAACACTTCTGCGCTTACTGGTAGATAAGGAACAACTGCTAATCTAATAGAACCAGATGAAGCACCAAAGACACCATAAGAGCAAGAAACGAAACCATTGGATGCTGTTGAGACATAATCCCAAGACGCTAAACTTGCTGCACCGAAACCGCCGCTTATTTGTGGATTGCCTACGCTGCCTGTGTAAACACCCCAAGCACCACTATCTGGTGAAAGAATTGATAGGATGTCTGTGTTTGATGAAACCCAATTACCGACAGGAGTTGCTGGACCGACTTGGTTAGGAATAACAGCGCCAACAAGATCGCCTTGTGGCATGTTTAATTGTAGAACACCAGCCTCAAAATCATAAGTCCAGTTTGGATTGCGGTGTTGAGTAGAGCGATCATAAATTAGATAGGCTGGTTGACCTATTTGAAAGCCTTGTGTTGCGTTAGCATTATAAACAGCAACGATGTCAAGGTTGGTGCTTGCTGTCACATAGGAACCCGTGACAGAACCGCTTACAAGATTACCAACGCCTTCATCTGGTTGAACCTGAGCGTTTACATTAAATGTAAAGTAAGGACCGTTTAGCGGATCGCTGTTTCTATTAAAAACAACGCTTGTGTAATAAGAACCTGTTTCGCCAGCCTCAATAAATTGTGGGTTGACTTGTGGATAGGCACCAGCCGAACCGCTTGCAAATGAACCTGATGGGGCTAATGAAATGTCGCCAAGTTCAAGACCACTTTGTGGGACTTCACCAGAACCATTAAAGAATAATTTAATGCCAAGCAGATTTACTCTTTCTGCCCCATGATTTTCTACCTCAATGCGTAAAGGTAGTGGGACATGAGGATAAGCCTCTGCCGCAAGCGTGTTTGGATGCGTTTCTATCGCAGAAATGACTAAATCTGCCATGTGTTTTCCTCTCGTTGTAAGAAGGGGAGGGATAGTTTTTTTCTATCCCTCCCCCGTGTTTTTAGAACACTGGTGAAGTTGAAGCAATACCTGTGATTAGTAATTTAGAACCGTTAGGAGGATTTACAGGATCAGCCTCCGTTGAACCGCTTACACGGAACACTTGGAAAGAGAAACCAGAAGCAGGTTCGCTGTTGTATGATGTAAATGTTGATAGCACTTGGGATGAGTAAAGATCACCGCTCGCGCTTGCTGCATTTACAACAACGGCTGATGGGGCACCAAGGTTTACTTGGGCTGGTAGTTCCCAATAAACATTGTATTTACCAGTTGCCACTTTTTCTATTGAACCAAGTTTAGAAACGCCGTTGGTTGTGACTTTAGTGACGGCACCAGTTGCGCCAACATTTGCTTCAAGAAATAGGGTGTAAACTTCATTTTTCATGGTCTTTTGAACCATAGTTGCTGTTTGTGACATTTTTATTTTATCCTTTTAGGTTAGTGTTAGATTTCTTTTTTTCCTTCTAAACAACATTGGTAGTTCTGCTACTATGGACTTGTGAGAGGAGAAAGAAGGAAGGGAGCCGCAACCGCAGAAAGGGCTACGGCTCCCAACACAATCTAACTGCTACAAACTACTGTGATAATAGGACGCGAGCGTTAAAACCTGGAGCCGAGCAGGCAAGGTTTAGGTATGCTTTAATTCTGCACTCCACGCCATCAAAGTTATCTACGGTGCGTAGAACATTGCCGTATTGGTTTTCATCAAGGAACACAACCGCGCCTTCGTTAGCGTGGAAGATGGACCATGTGTCGCTTTGAATAACGAAAGCGGTCTTTGGTGGGCAGTCAGGATCGGCAATAACGGTTGCTTCGCCACCGCTTGACATAAACTTAAAGCCACTAAAAGAAACTTTCGCACCAGCAGGACCAGCGTCCATAGTGGTGTAAAGAACATTTGAACCAAGGTCTTGTGCGAGAGCAACATAACTATCGTTGTTTACGATAACAATGTCTGGTTTGCCACCTTCGCGTTGGACGCGGTTGATTGATTTGATGATCGCATCTTTGACGCTTAGTGAGGAACCATCAATGTAAACACCTGATAAACGAACTTTATCGGTGCTACGATCAACACCAAAGAAGGGGTTGCTGTCTGGAGCAGTGGTTAACCATGCTTGTAGACCGCTGATTTGTAGACCTTTGGTGCCGTAGATTACAAGGTGGTCACCGTTGCTCCAACCTGATGGATCGGCTGGTGAACCGCCAAGTGAGGTAGAAACCTCAAAGGTGCCGCTATCACGATCAATTGAAACAATGTAGCCAACACCAGCACGGAGAACGCCTGTGCTTGGGTTGTAGGCTTGTAGAGCAAGATTTAGATCAAATTGAACGATGTCTGCTTCTTCGGTTAGTGTCACGGTTCCAGATGAAAGCGCACCGCTGATTACACCGATTGTGCCGCTACCATCGCGGAATAAACCAGATGAAATCATGTTTGATAGACGAACAACGGCGTTATCTACAACAGCCTTTGCGCCAGTGATGAACGCTTGTTTGCTGTTAGCAGAAGCCTCTAAGGTAAGACCGCTGATGCGACCTAACGCTAATAGAGTGATTGGGGTGACGGTAAACGCAGGAACATCTGGAGCAGCGAGAGTTGCTTGCGCGGCAGCAACCGAGGTGCTTGCGCCAGCAGATGGAGAAATGGTTAGAGGTTGAACTGCGCCTTTACCACCCATGCCACCCTTCTTTGGTAGAAGAGCCATGAAAGCATGTGATTTTAAAGTTAGATTTTGTAGCGTAAGGGTGTCATACATTTCCTTAAGCATGCCTGAGAAAGACGATTGGTCTATGTTTACAGAAGCCATGTTATTTTATCCTTTGTTGGGTGCCCAAATAGGGGCAGGTTAAATGTTATTGCTGAGAACTACTACGAACTATGGCTTGTATGCTTGGTGCCCTTACGATTTTTGCTCTGTTCATTAAATAGAACATAAAAATAGATTGCGCTTTTATTTTTTTGCTGCTGCTGCTTTTTCGTATTTTTCTAAAATCTCTAATGCTCGCGCTTCACCAAATTTTCGTGCGTCATAGGAGCGATTAGGATCAAAACTTTGTTTTACAGTGTTTAGTTTATTTGTAATTGTAAAATCATTACTTGTTTGTTTTGGTAATTCTTTTTTGTATTGGTCTATTACTTCACGGTTTACTGGCTTGGTTGGTTCTTCAGCAACCGCAGCCTTTACTGCCTCACCACGATCTGCGACTTGTGCCGCTTCCGCTGCGGTGGCTGTGCCGTTTGCTAATTTAGCATTAATGCGTCCCCACTCTTCACGAAAGTATTCTTCTATTGTTTCGGCTACTTTTTTGTATTCAATAACTTCGCCAGTTTCGGCGTAGTGTTCTTCCATAGCAGTCCAAATCATTTGTTCTGGACTTTCAGCACCGCCAAGTGAAGAATAAAGTTCGCTGATGTGTGGTAATGCTTTGCTATTATCTTTTACATAGGTGCTAATTTCGCTTTGCCAACGATCAACCATCGCTGCTTTTTCTTCTTCTAACCGCGCCAGTTCATAAACTTCTAATTGACGCTTGACTTCTGCTTGAACATCAACTGGACCGCTACGCGCTTTTTCATTAGCATCTAAGATTGCTTCGGTTAGGTCTTCATAGGTAATGCCTAACTTTTGTAAAACGCCGTGTGGATCGGCTTTATAAATGTCCTTAGCCTTAGTAAAAAATTCTGCTTGCTCGCGGATCTTCTGGAACTCTTCAGTTATTTTTTCTAATTCTTTTTTACGAGCAACCTCTGCCTTAGCAAATTGCGCTTCACGACGAGCAAGTTCTAATAAGCGTTTGCTATCAGCAGTGGGTGCTGCGGGTGGCGTTTCGGCAGGTTGTGTTTTAACCTCCGCAACTTGTGCCTCCTCTTTGGGAGTTTCTACTGGTTTGGTTTCAGCGGTTCCTTCGCTCATCATTATGCTTTCCCTTTCTTCTTTTTAATAGGCAACGCTTCAATGTGATCGCCGTTGATGCAATTTTCAGTTCCACAAACACGGCGTGTGCGTTGACGCTTTTTTAATTTCTTACCACTCGCACGCTCATAAGCATAGCGATGTGCTTTTACTATACCACCTGCTTCATTTGGTTTTTCACCAAAAACAGGTTGATTAAACCTATCAAATGATGCTAACCAAAAGTGGCATGGTTCTTCCATGCCGTCTACATGTGGTCCATCACGATCAACATAACGCTCAAATCTTTCTGCTGGCGGGGTTGCTTTTGGTCCGCGCTTACCTTTTCGTTTTTTAGTCATTTACTTATCCTCACTACAATAAGTAGATGCCTCCGCAGAAAAAGAAATAAAATAATGCGTTATTATTTTAAGCCTCTGGACTTGTTGCTAATGTCTCCTCTATGTTTGGTAATGGAGCAGAACCTGCTTGTAGCGATAATTGTTGTGCTTCAGCAGGGGCAAGCATAGCGCCAAGTTCTGGTGCTGGTAGATTTGGAATAACTGGTGAAGGCGCTTCAAGGGCATCTAATTCGCGGATGTATTGACGAATAAGTTCTAATTTTTCTTCACCCTCTTCCAGTTTTTTACCAAGAGCGTAGTATTGTAGGGCTAACTTACGGGCAAGTAGTAAATTATCTTGTGGTTCTGGAGCGGTGTAAACACTCTCTTCTAACATTTTCTCAAAAACCATTTTAAGGTATTCGTCCTGCGCTGTTGTTAGCAATTGGGCTTCTTGGATGTCGGGGAAGTTTAATAATTCGCGTTGTTCATTAACATCTATTAGCCCGCGTTGGACTAACTCATCAATTGCTTGAATTCTACCAGCAACATCGTTTGGTAAGGATGAAGCAGGGAAAACACCAATGGTGTAATCTTCTTCATTTACTTTTATTGCTTTTAGATCAATTTTATTTAGTGATTTAGGTGATTGATGATTTACTGGATAATGACCAGCATTGCTTTCAGCAATCCGTGTAGCACACTTCATAGCAACGCGAGCAGTGTTAACAAAGAAATTCTCAAAGTCCATAGAGAAATGTGTAAAGCGTTCGGTTTCTATGTCGTTTAGTTCGCGTAGGGCAACTGCTGCCGTAATGCCGCTTGGTTTGACGGATGCAGCACTTAGTTGTGAGATGCCGCTAATTTGATAACCGCGTTGAACGAGGCGGTCTATTTGGGCATAAAACTCTGGTGGTAAGATTGGTGGCGTGATGTAGGTAGGTGGAGCACCAACATAGCGCACAACGGTTCCTATTGCGTTATTGAGGCTTTCCTGTGGCACTTGTGAACCAGCAGCAAGCAAGATTTTAAATGAACCAGCAAGGTGATAGGAGCGTTGTAAGACAGCAAGTAATTTGTTTAGTTCCAATTGTGTTGGTTTAATTTGTTCTGCAAGGCTTTGGCTCCAGTAGCCTGTAAAAGCGGAGGTCCAAGATAGGCGCACAATTGGGAAGTCGCTGCTTGTCCATGCGCTTTCGCTTAGGAGGCAGTTAGGCACAGCAACGATGTGGCGACCATCCCCACTTTCACTGCTTGACGGCAAACGCCATGCTTCAAGCACTTCTATTTGGTCTGTAATGTTGCTGGTTTGGTGGATGTCTACAGTAAACAATTGGGATGAAGCAGCAATCTTTTCCCGTTTGTCTGGAAACGCTTCCATTAATTGTCCACGATCAACTAACTTAATGCGATACATGTGGGTTGGAGTGCTACCCATGCACTCATTTTCATCAACAAGAATTTCGTAGGGTAAAACACGCTCCATCCTGACACGGGCATCAGCATCCTCATAAATGTGTAGGAAACCATCACCAAACACAAGCGCATCGCGTAGGATAAGGCGTGATAGTGGATAAATGCTGTTTTCAGCAAAGATGCCGTCTGCAAAATAGGAAAGTTTTTTACTTGCTGCTTGAGCACGAAATCCACCAAGGGTTGTTAAGAATTTAACACGGGGACGGATTTTAGACATTTTTGCTACAAGTGTGTCGCAGCAACTTTGAACGAGATTAAATGATAAGCGATCTGGAACAGTTAGGCTGTTGTTGTAGTAGGCATTGTTGTAGGTTTTGTAGTAATTTAAAAAATTGTCTGTAATGCCATAGAGGCGGCTATCAACACGGTAGCGACCAATGCGGTTTTGTAGATCGGGTGAAAGCATGCCGATCATTTGCTTGACGCTTTCTAAAACAGCGTATTCGCCATCCATCTTCCACCAAACAGCAGCAGGATTATAATCTTGTGTTTCGTTTGTGTTTGTGCGAAGTGCTGCGTCACCACTACGGGTGCGGAAACTTTTAAATTCTATGCTTTGTGGCATTAGTTTATGACCTCATTGTTAATTGGTAAGCAGCCGTGAAGACATAAACCATCATCATTAACATCTGTGTATGGGTGTCCGCATGGTGCTAAACTTTCTACTGGACTTTCATTTGGTGGTGTGGTAATCTCACGGGCTGTGAGTGCTGGTGCTGGACCAAGAGAAAAAGAAAAAGCACCATTGCTAATGCTGCTAATGCCCCACTCACGCATTGTAGGGATCAACATTTCTAATGGTAGTGCCATCAACTCTGCTAATTTCATGTTATTCATCCCCTAATTAGTTAATAAAAAAGGTATTCGCTGCCTTCAAATGCTTCTTCACGCAACCTTTTACCCTCTTCCAGATCCCGTGCCCATGCTTCTGCCTCACGACGGGCAAGGATTTCATGTGGTAAACCTTGTGGATTTGGTTGATGTGCGTAGGCATAAGTAAAACGGTAGCCATAAAGAGCAGCATCACAAAGATCACCGTGGAAAGCACCCTCACGATAAAGATTTTTTTCTAATGCTCGCTTGTCCCAAACAAGTTGATCCCACTCATCAATTAAATCTTTACAGCCCACACGGTCAACGCGGATCTTACCACTAATAAAATCGGAGTTCATAATGCGAATAAAAGAAACTTTATCACTCTTCTCAGCCGCTTGTAGTGGTAGCGCATGGTGTTTAACCATTTCTTGAACTGCTTGTTTGTTGGCACCATCAACAACCATTGCTTCAAATGGGTAATAACCGTTCCACTCCTTGATCCAATCGGCAACTTCGCTGATTGTTTTACCAACACGCTTCTCACCACGAAGGATGTAAACGCATGGATCATAATCATGGTAGGCAAGCACAACAAGTGCTGTGGCATCCGCAAAGCCTAAATCTATGCCGAGTGTGTAATGATAGGGCGACCGTTGTTCTGGAAGACGCCCATCCCAACCATTGCGTTCGGCACTATAACGATAAATCTTTGCGCTATCGTCAATAGTCCATTTGCCGAGGTAATGCTGTTGGAACCACGGCTGTTCGTCAACATGTGGATCATCAACACGCAACTTGTTAATTGTTTCTTCCCATTGCTTACAAGTAAAAGGATTATCCCATGTGCTCCATGTGTGGATGCTCCAACCCTGACGATCTGTTCGTGTAGGTGGTTGGCAGGGAACATCGCGTGTTAGATCATAAAATAATCCACGCTTTAGGTTATCTGGCGTGCCTATCAGGCAGCATGTGCCGCCCAAGTCGGCAAGTGCTGGTAATAAGATTTTATAAACAAGATTGTGTAGATCTATGGTGTAGGATGCTGCTTCGTCAATAACAGCAAGGGCAAATTTCTTACCAAGTAATTTATCTACTTCACTATCGCTATCATTAACACCAAGAACATAGATAATACTACCATTAGGCAGCGTGGCTGTCAACTCTGTTTCGTTCCACTTGACGCCTTCTATCTTATGTTTTTTAACTATGCTCTTTAGAACATCGTTCCAGACAATGCGCTTGGCTGTGTCGCGTGTTAGACCTAAATAAACGCTGCTGGTGTTTGGACGGTCAAGAGCAGTTTTTAGCAAGTAAAGACCAGCACTATAGGTCTTAGCCATGCGGCGTGTTCCAAGTAATGCCTTTAGTCGGCATGGATCTTGGATAAACGCAGTTTGCTGAGAGAAACTATTCTTTAAAAGATTAGGTTGGACGCTGCTTTTTAGCAAGGCATCCAACCTACTCCGTTCTTGAGGTGTTAGATAGCGTAGCGCACTACGCATCTCATCAGCATCAATCTTCATAACAATAAATAGAGCAGTTGCTCCAAAGAGATAAGATTATTTTTTCTTACCACCTTTAATAGCCTCATGGTGTTCAATGAATTCTTTAATCATGGCGTGTTTATCTGCGGACAGCCAGCCTTCTGGAACATAGTTCCAATAAAAATCACCAAATGGAACCCATTGCCGTTCGCCTTTCTCATCCAAGAAATCATTACAACGCAATAATCCATCTTTGCGTAGCCAACTTTTCTTTTCTTCTCTTTCCCATGTAGCATAACGGCGGCTATTCTTGCGAACATTAAAAATAAATTCCTCTACTGCGAATAAAACAGTGCCAGCCAATTCATCAATAGCAAGCACTTCTAAAAACTGGAGATTATCAGAATTAAGATTAAGACCGCCGCTGTAATAACCACCAATTGGTGTTCGCTCAAGATGCTTTGCGCCGCGCTCAACAAACCGCATACCAACTTCTAACTTACCGTCCCAACCGCCATACTCTGCCCTAATTTGTGCTTTATCCATTTGTGTTCTCCTGCCACCTGCCGTGGCGTTTAATAAACCAGTAATGTTTCCTTTATCCATTTTGGTAGTGCCTTGTAGGTCTTACCATCAGCACGCCAGACACCGCCATAGCGTCTGCGTAGCCCTTCGCATAGATGAATAAAAGAATTGCTTACAATTTCTTCCTCTACTCCTTCAGCAAACTTGTAAAGAATTTTCTTTTTGCCTTGGACACGGAGGTTCTGGACGACAGCCCAACAGCCATCTGCCCCTTGGTCACACTCTATTGTGTTGTCCATAAGGTCAATAAAAATCGTGTCAGCCAGTAGGTCTATTTGTGTGCCTGTCATCCGCTCTCCTCACTTTCTACTACTATTCTACCACCAATGCCCTTGCGTGTCAAGCGACAAAGGGTTTCAGCCATTGTGGCTTACCGCCCCTATTCGCTTATTTAGCCTCGCTTAGTCCTTGGATTATTAGTGCTTCTTTTTTATAATAGAGCGTTGTGCGCCGTCCGCTTGCTAAGTGTAATAGGTTTATTGCTAAGGCTTTATAACTATCAAAGTTTAACACGCCGCTTAGGCTGCCGTCGCGCTCATAACTACCCTGAAACAAGAAAACATTTTCTTTACCGTTATGGGTGAGTGGTGATAAAGCGCAGGCGTTGCCGTGAGGTTGTGCGTCACTACCAGACCGACACCATTTACGATAGTGGTGTGGAGACATTTTTACGAGTGTCCCTGCTGGTAGTTTATCCTCTAACAAGTTGCCTACGAAATAGGCGGCGTGGAGCCTGCCTGTGTAGTGTAAACCGTGTGTTGCGGCTATGCTCTTTATTGCCCTATCTATGTCGTCTTGTAGTGCTTGATTACTTGTAAAAAACTTTATCCAACCGTTGTGCGCCATCTTGTTCTCCTGCGGGCTGCTAAACCCGTTCATCAACTTACAAGAACAGTTTACTACAGTTTTTTACTTTTGTAAAGCACTTTCTTTTACGGATGAGTAAGATTTTTTTCTGCGTCTATCGCGGCACTCTTCTCCATCCTAAGCATAGTAGCACGGTGCTGTCTGCGAGTCAAGCGTGAAGGGGTTTCAGCCGTGACGGCTTACTCCCCCCACTTCGCTTATTTACGCAACCTTTTCCCAATAATGATGTTGTCCTTCTTCCCAACGAACCGTACCGCCTGTCAGTTTACCATTTACATGAACAAGGCGGTCAGGCGCTTCCCACTTACTCCAGTTGCTACAGCCAATAAATTTTTTAAATCTTTCTGGATTGGGGTGTTCTTCCTTCCACCATTGGTCATCCTCATCCCACTCTTTTCTATCATAGAGGGAGATGCGAGGTTCTGGATCTGGTGTCCAGTCCATGTCTTGTGCGGGGATGAGTAGTCGTCTCTCCCCATCATTTTCTAAACACTGGAGTAGGGAATAATTTCTTTTGCTGTAGTAGCCATAATCGGCAGGGTTGAAGCCGTGACCTTTTATTACTTTAGAACTCAATTTGCCTTCAGCCAACACCAGCCAGTTCTTTTCACAAATGGTGTTCATTACTACAAACTGTTCTTTTTTTTCTTTTACTGTTTGTTTCCAGATGTCGCCAACTTTTATTTTTACCATCGTGCGTTCTCCTTGGGGCTGCTAATCCCCTCATCAACTTACAAAGACAGTTTACTACACTTTTTTACTCTTGTAAAGGACTTTCTTTTACTTCCTCCCTGTTGTTGCTCCAGTAGGCTGTTTACCTCACGAGCAGTGGTTCAATGGTAGCATGCTTTTTTTTCTTTGTAAAGACAACCCCCCCCCTATGTTGTAGGGGTGCCCCTTGCGTTCTACGCGCATAGACACCCCCATCTTACATTGTAGGGGGGTTTTTTTTCTTTGTAAAGGGGTTTTTTTACTTTTACCTATGACAGGATTGTCATAGTAGGTGTGACATCCATGTCATAGGGATAGGCGTGCGTTGGCACACTTCTTGCGGGATGGTAAAAGTGAACGCTGTTCACTATTTTTTTTTACTTTTACACTATTTTTTCCTAACAAAACGCTTTACAAGAGTAAAAAAATCGTGTAAACTGGAGAAAAGCCCCTCTGTCCACCCCTTATTTTTTTAGCCTACCCCTCCCCATCGGGTTCATCCCCCCCGTTCTTCATCGCCCTTTCTAACCCCACCTGAATAATCTCAGCAACCTGTCTATCCCTGTCCTCCTCACGCATCACATTTATCTGTATTTTAGGGGCATCGGAGTGTAGATTGGCTGCTTTGCTTAGGATTTCAAGAGCACGCACACGACCATCTAATTTGTATTTTGTTGTGTTGCCACGAACTTCAAATTCTGTAATAGCCATCCTCAAGCCACGCGGTAATGCGGGTATCGGCAAGGGTTTCCCTGTTGCGGGATCAAATGCCATCCCGACATCTGCGAAAGCAACAAGGAATAAATTTTCTATTGTTTTGTTTGTGACCTGATCTAATGATTGGTTAAAACCAAGACGGTTGGTTATAAGATAGGCATAGCGTTTCTTTAGCACACTGCTCTTGCCCTTGGCTGTTGCTTTGCTTGCTGTTGGAAATGCTAACTGGTAGGCTTCTGTTGGTCCATGCCCTGCTATTACATTATTGATAAACTGCTTGTGACTATCTGGAATAGTTTCTGGATCTATGTTGCTTGGATCAAGTTTTTTTCTTCCCATCCTTTTGCTCCTCCGCTACGCTATTCCAGTTGTAGCAATTTTATTTTGTCGTTCGGCACCCAATAGGTTGAACCTTCGCCTGTTTTTATTAGTATGCCGCCGCCCTCAAAGTTGATGCTTACAACAAGTGCTTCTACTTTTACATCTTTTATTTCTTCCCCCCGCGTTAGTAGCACAGCACGATAGGTTGGTGGTGGGATTACGGTGCTTAGTTCTGCACGGACTATTTTCTTCTCTGCGGTTAGAAACGGGGTTAAACCTACCATCTTTGCTGGTTCTTCTATTGCGCTGTTTAGTTTTTTGCTTTTTGGATTACTCATTGTTGCTCCCTTTGTCTAATAGAAATGGATCATAAAACCACTGGAG